AACGATGAAGACTTCTCATTGACTATCGACAAAGCAAACTACTTCGCATTCAAAATGGATGACATCGAAGACCAGTTCGCAAACGTTGACTATGTATCACTAGCGGCTGATCGTGCAGCATATAAAATGGCTGACTCAATGGACGCAGACGTGATGCAGTACTTGTCAGGTCACACATCAGCAGGTGAGTATTCAACTGCAACATCTGGTGATGCACAGCATGACACAGCAGGTAACCTAACAGGCGAGTTCCTAACAGCGAACCACCTAGACGCAACTGACTTCGGTAACTTGACTATTGCTGGTACAGCAACAGCAGGTGACTCAGTTCCTCTAGCACCACGCCTACCAGGTGCAACTGCATTGTCAGCAACAACTGTCTCTCCTCTAACAGTCGTCGCTCGTATGGCTCGTAAGATGGATACACAAAGTGTTGATGCACGTGGACGTTGGATCGTTGTAGACCCAGTATTCATGGAAATGCTGAAAGACGAAGACTCACGTGTACTTAACGCTGACTTCGGTGGCTCAGGTCTAATGAATGGCTTGGTGTTGAACAACCTACACGGCTTCCGTGTTTATGTGTCTAACAACCTACCAGCAAAAGGCACTGGCGCAGGTACTTCAGGTACAACAGCACAAAACGACAACTACGGTGTTATCGTTGCAGGTCAGGAAGATGCAGTAGCATCAGCGGAGCAAATCAACAAAGTTGAGAACTACCGTGACCCAGACTCATTCGCAGACATCGTACGTGGTATGCATCTATATGGACGTAAAGTCCTACGCCCAGAAGCGCTTATCACAGCACGTTACAACGCTGCTTAATACTACATAGCTTGTTGGGCTGGTCTTGTCAAGAGGCTGGCCCTTCAGCACATTTAATAGTAGGATAACTCTATGGCTACTTTTGTCGCACTAACAAATGAATTACTACGTAGACTTAATGAAGTTACACTAGACATTGCTGGTGATGGCTTTGATACAGTACGTAACGTTCAAGCCTTAGCTAAAGATGCAATCAACAGTAGCGTTAGACTTATTCTGCAGGACGGTCAAGAATGGCCTTTCCTTAAAACTACTTATACACAAACACTTACTATCGGCACTAGACAGTATAGCTTTCCCTCAGACTACTCTAGTGTTGACTGGGATACGTTCTATCTTAAGAAGTTAAGCTCAGAGGGTAACAGCCCAATGAACTTGAAGCCTATGTCTTTTGAGGAGTACACACAGAATGTACGTGCAGCAGATGATGGTGGTGATCAAGTAAACGGTGATGGACCACCTACTCGTGTGTATCAAACACTAGGTGAGTCTTTCGGTGTTACACCTATTCCTAATGCAGCATACGAAGTAGAATACGTATATTGGTCTTACCCTTCAGATATGACATTGTATGATGACGTATGTATTATCCCTGATCGCTTTAAGCACGTAGTTATTGATGGTGCTATGATGTTTATGATGCGCTTCCGTAGCAATGAGCAGAGTGCAGCTATGCATCAGAATAACTTTGAGGATGGCATTAAGTCTATGCGTCGAGTGCTCATGGATGATGCCCTATCCATTCGTTCTACTGTTATAGGTAAAGCAAGAACTAGTTCATTTAATGACGGTGCATAATGGCTGACAATCTCGCCTCATTCAAAGTATTCTGCCAAGGCGGTCTAAACACTAGTCGTGATGTGTTGTCACAAGGTGAGACATCCCCAGGTTCAGCTATTGGTTTAATTAACTACGAACCTGCTGTTACTGGTGGTTACAGAAAGATTAGTGGTTACAGTAACGACTACGGTACAGTCCCTGGTTTTGGTAATGTACTAGGTGTTTGTGTAGCAAATGGTATTAATGATGGTATATTAGCTGCACGTTGGGATACAGGTAGTACAGATTATCTATACTATTGGGATACTGCAACTGAGGCTTGGGTTACTATTACTACCCCTGCAAGTGTAGATGTATCAACCTACCCTAAAGTAAGATTTACTAAGTATAACTGGGGTGATGACAAAGTAGTAATTACAGACGGTGTAAATCCTGCAGCTACTTATGATGGTACAACTTACACACAAATTAATGCATCTACAACACCTTCTGCACCTAAAGTATCTCACGTATTTAAGAATCATTTATTCTTAGCAGGAGATGCAACAGAGTCAACTAACCTTTGGTTCTCTGCTCCTTATAATGAAACAGACTTTGATCCAGCAAACGGTGCAGGTGTAATTAATGTAGGTTTTCCTATTGTAGCTATCAAGTCCTTCCGTGATGTGCTATACATCTTTGGTAGTAACAACATTCGTAAGCTTGCAGGAGACAATATCTCAAACTTTGTACTGCAAGAAGTTACAGACGATCTAGGTTGTATGGCTACCGACAGTGTGATTGAGATAGGTGGTGACCTACTATTCTTATCACAAGATGGTCTACGCCCTGTCAGCGGTACTGATAAGATTGGTGACGTTAACCTAGAGACAGTCTCAAAAGACATTCAGTCTATCTTTACAGATGTTGTATTTGATGTTGATCTAGATAAGCTAGACGCAGTAGTTATACGACAGAAGACACAGTTCCGTTACTTCCTAGGTGCTGCAGAAGGTCAAGGAATTATTGGTGGCTTTAGACAAACACCTAACGGATTGCAGTTTGAATACGGACAGATGCTAGGTGTATTTACCACTTGTGCTGCTAGTGGTTACATCGGTCAGTATGAATATGTAATACACGGTGACTCAAACGGTAAGGTGCATAGGCAAGAGAGAGGTAATGACTTTGACGGTGAAAACATATTAAGTGTTTTTCAAACTCCTTTCTTTCATATGCAAGACCCAGAGCAACGTAAAGTTTATTATACAGTCGCAACTTATCTAAGATCAGAAGGTGACAACGAGATTATTATGTCGGCCCTTTATGATTATGAAGACATTGAGACACTAAGCCCGACTAACTTTACCCTAGTTACAGAGGGTGCTGCAGCATACTATAACGAGGCTTTATATAACAGTACTGCAATCTTTGATGGTAACCCTGCGCCTGTACAAAGAACAAACATTTCAGGCTCAGGTAAGTCAGCCTCATTTAAATACGTAACTAATGACACCAATGCGTCACACAGTATACAGGGTCTTGTGATTACATTTGGAGTAGGAGACAGGTTGTAACATGGCAGGTTATACAAGACAATCAGTAGCTGATATTATTGCTAATGCAGTTATTAAAGCTGCACCAGTTAATGCTGAGTTTAACGCAATACGAGATGCTTTTAATAACAGCACAGGCCACAAACACGATGGTACTTCTGCAGAAGGTACTTATGTTCCTCTTATCGCAGACTTAGATGGCCTCAATAAAGTAACAGTAGATACAGCATCAAACAGAGTTACCTTTCACTCAGAGGTAAGTGGTGCTGCAGTAGCCCAAGTAAGAATCCAAGATGGTGCTATTATTCCTGCTGTCACTAATGATATTGACCTTGGTAGTTCTACCCTAGAGTTTAAAGACTTGTACGTTGACGGTATCGGTTACATTGATGCTATTGTAGGCAATCTTACAGGTGATGTAACAGGTAACGTGACAGGGGATGTCACAGGTGATGTTACTGGTGACCTAACAGGTAACGTTACATCAACAGGTACTTCTACCTTCACAACAGTAGACATTAATGGCGGTAACATTGATGGCACAGTTATCGGTGCTACTACCCCTGCTGCTGCAGACTTCACTACAATGGACGCTTCAGGTAATGCTACTGTCGGTGGTACTCTAGGTGTTACAGGTGCAACAACTCTTTCCAACACTCTAGATGTAACAGGTGCATCAGGTTTTACAGGTGACGTAACTACAGTTAACCTTACCTCAACAGGTACATCAACACACAGCACTGTAGACATCAACGGAGGTGCTATTGATGGTACTACTATTGGTGCTAGTACTACTGCTGCTGGTAGCTTTACAACTCTATCGACATCTGGACAAGCTACCTTGGCGACTGCTGATATTAATGGTGGGGCTATTGACGGTACTATTATTGGTGCAACAA